TTTATATAATCATCAATAAAGGTTTCGAGTTCGCCTGAAACCCCTATATCAATTCCCATTTCTTCCGCACTTGCCGCCTGAATAGCTTCTGAAAAGCTCCTGATCACCGGCCCAAGTTTTGCCCGTACATAATCAGGCATTTTCCTGTAAAAATCATCAAGCCAAGTTTGCATATCGCCGTTTGCCCGGTTTTTACGGTGTTTATCAACCTGGGCTTTAACCGCAAGACCTTCCTTGTTCACAATGTCTTGAGCCGCCCTTTGGAATAATGGATAATACTGCTTTGCTATCCGATCTCGCATAAGTATTGAATTTTTCGCCCGGTATTCAAGCAGCCTTATTGAATTTTCATTTTTCACAGGCTCTTGGTTGTTATTTTCTGCAACCTGTCCGGCCATACTCAAAGGAATCATATTCAACATAACAAAGGATTCGTCACCGCCTTCAATCGGATTCATATTCTCTTTTGCCCGGATCTCGTTTGGTTTTATGCCTGCCACCTGGAAAATCTTATTATAATATTCTGCCCGTGCCTGAGAATTGCCTCGGAGCAATCCGTCAACCAGAAATTCAACAAATAAACCCTGTTGGCGTTCTTCCTTTGTCAGTAATTGCAGGGCCATGCTTTGTTCCCATCGAACAACCCAAGGCATCAGTCCTGAATCAACATAATTGGCATTTTCAGTTTCAAGGCTATTGTTATCTGAATTATGACCATGTACGGCTATTTTATGCGGCGGCATATGATACATTCCGCATATTTCTATTTTCTGAAACGTTCTGGTTTCCAAGAATTGAGCATCGTTTGGCGGAACTGTCAATGGATTATACTTTGCGCCATGCTCCAATAACATTAATTTATGTGATTTTCCCAACCCGGAATATCCTTCTTTAAGCGCTTTTACAAAGTCAGCCCGGTTGTCACCTAAAACCCCATCCATTTCAACCGTCCCTGCCGGGTGGGTTCCTTCTCCAAAAAATGTACTTCCAAAATTTTCCGTAGCAAGGCCAAGCCCGATAGCTTCACGGGCTATTTTGATCATGGACATTCCGAAAATACCATCAAAGCCAAAACCAGGAATATGGAACATATCTCTTTTTGCTACCCGCTTTTTTTTGCCACCTTCTATCCATTCATAAAAAATGCCGTTCCGATATTTCTTGATCTGCATCCCGCCAGGGTTTTTTACCTGAACAAGTGCGCTAATTTCTCTGCTTAAAGGTGTCCTGATAACTTTTGAATATGTGTTGCCCCATAAAAGTAAATGATTTTGAGCTGCTTCACGCCAATGAAAAGAGGTTGTCTGCGGATTTGGCGCATTGTGTAAAAGATCGTACAAAGGATGGCCTAAAACCCTTTCTTTGCCACCGTTTTTATTTTTCTGATATAAAATAAGCGGAAGTCTGGCAAGATCACTGGATATCAAAGAAACACATGCGAAAACTGTCAAATATTTTAAAGCGTTTTCTTCATTGACAGTAACCCCGGCCTTTGTAGGACCGCCGGTCAAGCCATACCAGAAATCATCGCCAGCGGTTAGGTTAGAAGTACCGACAATGCCGCTCCTTAAAATCTTACTGAAAAGACCCATTTTTTAACCTTTTTTCGGCATTTTCCCCAGGATTGAACGTAAAACACCGATATTTAAAAGCAAAACCCCAAAGAACACCAAGGATACACCAAGATTTTTCAATAAAAAAAGGCCGTATCCTGCATGGATACAGCCCAATAATATTAAAATATCAGACAAATCTATTTGTTTAAAAACTAAAAAACCTTTCATAGAATACAGTTAATACACAAAATAGAGGTTTATTCAATTTATTTTTTCTATATATAGTGATTAGGGGTTTTTAAAGGAAGGTAGGGGCCATTTCTGGCCCCGTGTGTCGCATACAAAGTTTAGGTTTCAGTCTTTCTTTAGCTCGCACAATCCCTTTAGGTTTCACGCTCCTGGTAGCATCCAACATTAAGCCGTTTCCAACTCCTCAACAACTTCACGGAAACTTAAAATAGTTACTTTCAACTTCTCAATCTGCTCTTTCGCAGCTTTCAACTCTTTAATAGTCTCATTATACCTATCTTTTGTAATTTGATGCCGTTTCATTTCATTTACATAAAGCTCTTTATACCCAGGCTTTGCCGGTGGTTTTAGCTTCGCATATTTCTGGATAATAGACTCAATCTTATCACGCTTTAAAGGAATCTTTGCTTTTTTATCAGCATCATTGATCTCCTTCAAGACCGTTTTTTCCTTAACCGCACCACAAACCCGACCAATCTTTGAAACAAGACCGACCCCATATTTTACAGACTCTTTGGGGTGTTTATTGAAAGCTCTGGCCGATTCAAGAAAAGTACCTATCTTGATATTGTAAAATCCCATCAGATAGTTTTCAAAACTGCTTTTCCGGTAAAGTGGATTTTCCTTATACCGTTTTGAATCCCTTAAATACATGAGTGCAAGTATCGAGTTTTTCCTTGCTTCGATTGATAAGGAATTGTTTGTCTTGATTTCCTTCTCGATTTGATTAATTGTTTTTTTCTCATACTTCTTTTTTAAATCTGACATTAGGTTTCATCTTGCCCGTAGCTCGCAATGTGACAATAGGTTTCATTATATCTCTAGCTCGCAATATCAAGCCACCTTTTTTGCCACGTCACTCTCAAAATAAAACGGCTTGATGTATCCTGTATGCCCCATGATCGTCATCGCATAAGGCTTTGTCACTTCCTTACCATCCAGTTCCCTTGCAACTGTCCAAAAATGAGCCAAAAAAAGCTTGACCGTGTTGTTCTTCGAGGCAGCATGAATATGGCCTTTTGTCTTTCTCTTGTCTTCCGGAATCTTGTTGTACTTCTCTTTTTCCGCCAATAAAACAGCCTTGTATAAATGCTCTGGCTTCTGCTTGTTAAAGCTTTCACCTATCATAAATCCAAGGGTCCGACCAGATGCCGACCAATTACTCGGAACACCTTTTTTCCGTTTCCGCATAGAACCATTTTTTATATCCCGTCCCATGTATGCCCACCACTTTGAGATATTGGGAAAATCCTTATAGTCAAGCATATGGTCAAGATTACCCTCACCTTTCACATTCTTTTCACAGTTCGGACACCATAACGCATTATCTTTCTTTTCCAAAACTGTTACACAATCCTTGCAAACAGGAATGAATTTATAATAATACAGCATGATTAATTCGGCCGCTGTTACGTTCCCAATCCCAGGAACATTCTTCAACCATAGTTCCCAAATATCCCAGGAACCTTGATTGTTTCCAGCCCTTCCTCTTTTTCTTCCCCGTGTAAAATCCTGTCAAACTTTACAGGATGATCTCCAGGTAATGACTGCAACCTGTTTTTAGTTGCTGCCATCATGTCAGTTAATGATTTGTACGTCCTGATTAAATAATTTAGATAAGAAATACTTTGTTTTGTTGCCATCTCGGCCTCCCTTTTTTAAATAGTTTTTTGTTTACTTCTTTTTTAAGTTTAACGCAATCTAATCTTAGGTTTCATCAGACTACTAGCTCGCAACCGGAAAATAGGTTTCATCCATTCGGTAGCTCGCATTCTGTCGATGGGTTTCAGCTTTCTCCTAGCTCGCATATTTACAATAGGTTTCAAAATTAGCCTAACTCCTCTCTAAATATTCAGTTATCGCCCGCCGGATATGTTCTGACATACTTAATCCGGTCTTGATAACAAGCTCTTTTAATTTCTTGAATTGCTGAATTGTGATATACATTGAGATACGTTTCATATTATCGCCCTTTATAAATACGTTTCATTTTCAACCAATACCACCACCGTTTATACCACGGAATCGTGTTTATTTTCCATGTGCCTGTGGTTTTTATTTCCTGATCGCCTATAAACATTCTACATTTTCCATCTGGTTTTGCCATTTGAAAGCTCCTTAATAAATTATATGCTTATTATATACACATTATATGTATTGTCAAGGATTATCTTTTACTACCGCTTAATTTCTCATCGCTCCACTCTTTATGGCCGCACTTAGGGCATTCATACCGCCTGACACGGGTATTATCGCCAGTAGGTCTGGAATCAATGCAGCGTAATTTTGTCTTGCATTTTGGACATTTCATTTTACCCCCTTTAAATAAATATCGGCATAGGCTGTTCTTTGTTTTCTTCAACGTCCGGCAGCTCGGCGCCATTCATGGCCAAACTTTCTATTCCCGGCAGGGTCTTTCTCAACCACTGTATTTGATACGCACATAGTTAATACAGCATTACCCCCATGTCTGGCCCTGGATTCAATAAATATATCTTCAACCGCTTCAATGGCCGGATTCATGTCTTTATACCCCTGTCCATGCGGAACAAGACAAAGACTTTCGCTGTTTTCAGGTTCTTCTTTGTCTTTCAGGTGACTATCACAGCCGATCTTATCCAAAGCCTTTTGAAAATCCTCAATACGCCATCTATCAAAGCGCAATTCATCAATGTACCATAAAACATGCAATTCCTGCACTTTTAAGGCTATATATTCATAATCAATAGTTTTTCCCGGCTTTGCTTCAATTAATCCTTGTTTGACCCATGTGTCATATGGGACCCGGTCTTTTTTCTTGTG